TTGGTTTTTCATTATTTGCTTTGTGGGGAAGTTCTTTTATTTCCCCCTGATATGGGTGCTTGTGCAAGATCAACAACATCACTAATCCAGTCTGTATCTTCAAATAAATTAGTTATGGATTTTAAGAAATCTTCAAATGAAGATACCTGGTTTTTATCATTTTCTTGAATCATTGTATAAGCAATTCTTAATAATATTTCTACAACATCATCATATTTTGATAACAACACATCTGTTTTTGCATTTTTTAGTTTTGTGATTTCTTTTAAATCATCTAACAACTTTCTTCCAGTTTCATTTTTATATGCGAATTGAGTATATGCACTGGATTGCATTACATACTCTTTTCCACTTATCTTAACACTTTTTATCATATTCTTCTCCTTCTAATCTGCTATTTCTACTAATGGTCCACAATCCATTCTGAATTGTACTCCATCAGCTTCTAATATTGCTACTCCATTTGGAGTATCATTGGTAGGATCTTCTACATCTATAACTGTAAATATCTTATCGCAGATAAAATATTCTCCTACATTTATATTATCACTATCATAATTTGCTCTTTCTTTATCTGATTGACATTCTCCTAATGGTCCACATGGAATCCAATCGTTTTCTCCTACAGGAGAGCCATAACATAAATCGTAGCAGCCTACTGCTCCATTCTTGTATTTTCCACCAGGTAATTTAATCTCATTTATCTTAAATACTCCATTAATCATAACTTTGGATCCTTTATGAAGTATCTGATCAGGTCCAGTGCTACCTCCACCTCCACCTGATCCAGAATAATCTATAAATTTACATTTACCATGTGAAGTCCATGTTCTTGTAGCATATCCACTTTTTGCTCCAATATTACCTACTGCAGTAATTTGAACTTTATCCTGAAATGCAGGAGTACATTCTACTGCAAGACCATCACCAATATATACACCAATATGGCCATCTAACCATACAAATTCTCCTGGTACTATATTACTAAAATCACTTGATTGATTATAGCAACAATCCCAGAACATACCATTTGCGTTTGTATCAGGAACTCCATTAGAAGCATATACTGCTCCACCATATGTTTTATTAAGATTTCCATTCCATCCCCATAAAACACCTTTAATAAGATTTACACAGTCAAAACCAAATGTATCAGAACTTGCTGCATTGATTTTGTTTCTTCTACTTGGTTGTCTATTATAATCACAATTGTTAGTATATCTTTGTTTATTTGCATTGTTTAATGGTGATCCAAAACAAGCATAAACATATAATGTCTTATAATTAATTGCTATATCTTTTAATTTATTTACTAAATCATTAGCCTTCATTTTCAGCACCTTCTTCTTTAATTACTGCTTCATCATCTCCGACTACTTCAACAACTTCTTCTTCAACTTTTTCTACAACTTTTTCTGTTGCCATTTAAATCACTCCATTTCTATTTTTCATTTTCTAATTCTGGTAAACCAGCAACACTAGTTAATAAACTTAGTATTCCTGCTAATAAACTGGCACTGCCTACCATGATCCAATCAACATCACCCATAACAGCACTAGTTCCAATCATTGCAACTGCAGTTTGAGCAACTGTCTTAATTGCTCTTATTCCTGCTGCTTTCCACCATCTTAAATTCATAAACACATCTCCTTTCCAAAAGAAAAAGAACGATATTCTCGTTCTTACCATCTTTCTAAATATTTATGTTTTAAAAGTAGCTTACCTTTGCTACCTTTATCCCATCTGTGTTCAGTTTCAAATTGAACTAATAGATATTCAATTAGTTCTCTTTGCTCGGTTGTAGGCTCATATCTCTGCTGATTAATATATTTAAATATTTTATTTAAAGCAGTATATGTCTCAATATCTTTAAATTCAATCAAATGTAAATAATTATGTGCATTAGGCATGAGTAAACAACCATTCTCAATAGTTCTTGCACCATTATCACATCTTTTTTGGATATGATGAAAAGTTACATCTTTTTTTACTAACTTATAGTTCATCCAATCCAAATTAGAATAAGGTACATAAATCTTTAGCATTTCACTCGTTATATTTTTCATATGAATGCACCTCAAATTATTTTTTAGTGATAAACACCCTAGAATAGATATAAAATATATCAACTCTAGGCAGTTTATCACTGCCTTCCACTATCTGTTAAGATAAGTGCCATATAAGATATTTAGAAAACAAAAAAGAGAGTTTTTCTCTCTTGATTATTTTCTACAATATACAATATCACAGAATCAATGGGATTTGTGGGCAACTTTTTGAAACTTAATATATTTTCTTAGTTTTCTAGCTGCTGTAGTCCTATCACAATTGATTTCTTCACCTATGGTTGACCAATCCTTTAAGTCAAGAAATCTAAGTCTCATAATGTGTCTAATTTCGCTATCATCGACTGTCTCAATATATCTCTCAATTTCTAAATACTTTTCTAAGGCACTTAATCTGAACTCAATTAGTTGATCTATAAGTTCTACTTTTTTTTCCTGGATAGAATCCACTTTTTTAGTAGATTTAATAGAATCGTTATATTTAATGGCTCCCACTCCAGATCCAAATTCAACTATACTGTCTTCTAATCTTTTTATTTCTTGTTTTAACCAATAATATTGACTTAATTCTTTTTCACTCATTTGACTCCTTCCTATCCAACAACCCCTATCCTATACTTAACAAAATGAGATAATTCTGTTAAGTTCGTTTTAGTACCAACATTGTGGATATTTTTCTTTTATTTATTAAATGTTTTTCAATATTTTATTCACATCTATTTTTAGTATCTACTTTGTAATTTTCATTTTTTTAATTATATACTTTTAAAAATAAAAATCTTTTCTCGATTTTAATTGATCTTCATCATCCCAGCATATATAAATTAATGTAACCTGTGGACTAGAATGATTTAACATTTTCTGTAATGTAATTAAATCTTTTGTGTTCTCATAGAATGTTCTAGCAAAGCATTTTCTCAATGAATGACATCCTACTAAATAATTTATTCCTAATTCTTTTGTATACTTCTTTATCCTCATCCAAGCATTAGTTGAAGTTATAGGTTTATTAGTACCTACTCTTGATGGAAATAAGTATTCACCATCATATAGATTATTCCTGGATATATAATCCATTACATCCTTATGTAGTTTAGGATTTAATTCCCAATATTGTTCTTTCCTTGTTTTATTCTCTCTAATATACATAATACCTTTAATAAGATTTTCATTTACTTGTATCTTTAATAGATCATTAATCCTAAATGCTGTGTTTAATCCTAATTTAACTAGTAAATAATCTCTATCATACATCTTCTTTAAAGTCTCATTAGGCTCATTATCTCTTTTCTTCTGGAGCATTATCATTAAATTAGATGCATCTTCTTTTTTTAATGGTCTTACAGTAGATCTACCATATTTTATTGGATAATACTTAGCCACCTAATCACTTCCTTTTTTCAGCATTTTTGATGTTTCAAATAGTCTTTGTACTATTTCTTGTTTTATCATTTCATGTGTTTTAATCATAGCAATATCTTTTAGAACATTATTGTTTGCTCTCCTTATTGTTTCTTCTAATGTAAGTATTCTTTTATTTAGTCTTTCTATTTCTTTTTGTGAATTAATTACGTAATCTGATAAGTCTTCTAATAGTTCATCATTTTGATTTTCTGCAAACCTAGTTAATATTTTTTCTTCTAATTCTTTTGGATCAATAGCACATAATTTCACTCTTTATCACTATCCTCTTTTTCAATAATACATTCATATCTATTGCATACCTTAATTATTTCATTTATTTTGTCTTGCATATATTTCATGTGTTGTGTTGTTACACCCAAATTTAATGGTTTAATTCTTTTTGGTTGCTTATATTCAATTTTTTCGTTATGTCTATTTGAAATAACAAATGCTTCAAAAGTATCATCATTCCAAAAGTGTCTATCATAAAGCTCGGCAGTATCTAAATTTTCTTCACTATGATCTAATACAAATATATCTTCACAAACAGTAGTCATTGTTCCAAAATAAATTTTATTATTATATTTTCCTAAAACATATAATCTACCATATTCATCTTCTTTTGCTTGTTCTAGCATTTTCATAAATTATTCTTTGCTCACTCTTTATCACTTCCTCTTTTACTCTTTTCTATCAATAAATCTAAATATACTTTTTGATAATGAAATAAAGGAATAATTTTATTAAATTTGTCTATAAAATCTTTATTCTTAAATTCATATGATTCTAATTCAAATTTGGAAGTAGCATCTAAATTCTGTAGTTCTTTTTCTTTTGATAACATAATCAATTACCTCTCTCTACTCATTTGCCCCAACTTATAACAAAAATAATATGCAAGCAGATGGATTATTAATTTCATTATTTATCCTCCTTAGTATTTTTATTTTTTATTTTTGCAACATATTCGTCAAATGACATTTGATCTTTTTGTATATATTTGTTAATACTTTTATCATCTTGCTTTTGTATATCTTTTAAAGCAAATTTTTCTGAATAAAAAGCCTTGTTTATTTCACTAGTTATATCTTTTATATCTTTACATTCTAATGAATTCATGTCATTTCTAAATTGTTTTGCTGTTTCGGTAAATTTTTCTTTTGCCTTTAATTCGTCAATATTGTTATCAATTTGATCTATTTTTGATTTATAGATATTGATTTGATTTTGAATGCTACTTACCATTGAATTAAAAGCTGATATATTCCTTTTTGATCTATTTATATCTTTTTCTAGCTGTAATTTGTATTGATAACCTTCCTTAGCTTTTTTCATATCATTGTCTTTAATATATTCTTCTATTTTTCTTTCAAGACATTTTAAGTCATATTGTGCTTCTGATAATTTTTCTTGTTCTATTTTTAATTCAGCTTTAGTATTGTTTTTATTTTCTTGAACTTTATCAAGAGTCGCTTTCATTAATTTTTTTTGTTCTTCTAATTCCTCTACAGATGATACATGAACTATTTTATTAAATAATTTTTCAAGTACTATTTTTATTTTTCTAAACATATTTCTTCTCCTTCGCATAATTATTAATATATTCCTGGATTGCTCCCATTATTGGATCTACTTCATAGTCTGGAACTTCCCTTAACTTCCATTTAATATTTCTAATACACCTTTCAGCAGATTCAAAATTATAATCATTGATTTTTTTTTCTTTTTGTAGTTGTTTTATTTTTTGATTTTGTTTTTTAGATTTTTCTTTATGATTTTCTACATCTCTTTGCATTTTTTCATATTCAGATATATATTTTTCGAGTGCTTCTTCATCACTAGATAGCTTGCATATTAATTTAGAATGCTTTTTTTCCTGCTTATCTTCATATATAAAATCATGCATTTTATATCTTATACTAGCTTTCAATTATCTTTCACTTCCTTATCTAATATTTCTTTTTTAAATTGTTCTATTGGATACTCTTTTATCAACTTTTGGAAACAAGCATCGCAAATTATCAAAATAGGATAATCATCTATTTTATAGCCATATAATTTTTCATATTCTTCTAATGTCTTATTTGGCATTTATGCTTCCTTCCAACTTTTATAAATAATCCTTTAGGACTTTTCTTCTTTCTTGGGTTTAAATATAGAGGACCTAAAAAATCAAGGATAGTTGCTGCTGTCACATATGTCTTTGTTAAAATCCACCTGCTGTTCTTCTTTTTTCTTCTATATCTAATTTTTTTTAATGTGAAATAAAAAGATTTTTCAAGACCTGTTTGTAATGATTGTTTAAATAAATCCCAATCATCTTCCAAAGATTTAATATTTGCATTAATTGTTCCAGATGCTATTTCTGATGAAGTTCCATCATCATTTATTATTGATATTTTTTTAATACCTATTTGTGATTCCATCATTTATGATTTACCTCCTACCTTTAAGCAACAATATATAAATATGATAATTATTGCTAAAACAATTAATAATAAATATTTCATAAATCCAATTCCTCTACTTCATATCCTTTTAATTTCCAATATAGTTTAAATATTTTAGCAACTATTTTAAATCTATATTCTCTAACCATTCTTAGACTTAGAAATTTAGGATCACAATCTTTTCTAATTATTAGTTTCATTAGATTCCCCTTTTATTCTTTCTAATTGTCTGTCTATTTTATATAACATTATCTCGTTAATAGTTTCTGTTTTGATATCATAATGTAATTGAATTTGCTTTAACATGACCATTACATCAGCTAGTTCTCCAGCTATATTTTCTTTTATATTAACTGGCTTTCTATTGTTAATGTAGGCAAATATTGGCTCGATGACAGAGACAATTACATCTAGTGGATTTCTTTTACTCTCTTCGTATTTTATAACAGCTTCATTTAATTCAAACACTTCACTTTGTAAGTATTTCAATTGTTTTGCTATTCCATAATGATTAATTATTTCCCTTAGTTTCTGATTCTTTTTCATATATTTTATTTTTCGCCTCCAATACCATATTTTTTTCTTCTAATTCTAGATAGTTCTTATATAGAGAACTGTTTTCAGCATTGCATTTATTTATTTGATTACCTTGAACATTTATAAATTCGCTTTGTTCTTTTACTTGTTTATTTAAATTATTAATTTCTAATAATAATCCTGTAAAAATCATTATTAATCCTATGCAGCTTAATATATATACTGTAGTTATATTTAAAATTTTTTTCATATTTCCTCCTTATTTTTCTGGCATTTCATAATAGATAATATTTGAATTTAATGGTTTTATTTCAATGGGTGGAGCTTCTAAAATAAAATCCCCTAAATATTCTTTTGTTAAATGCCTCTTTATTCTCTGCATATCTTCATCTTTTAATAAAGCATTACATTTAACAAGATATTGGCTTTTTATTTTACTGTTTATTTCATCAAGTACTTCTAATGCTCTTGCTTTGGATAAATAAGTACCTGCTATTTCACCATCAACAAATATGCTATATGCATCTTTTTTATCTGATTTTTTTAGATCAATATCTATAATTATTACACCTGGATTATTTTTTGATATACAAATACTTTTGTTATATTTTATTAAGGACATCTTATTCTGACTTCTTATCAATAATTCCATATTCTATCTCCTAATAAGTAACAGTTTGACTGACTGCTTATTTTTTCGTTGAAATATATATGGTCTACCAATTCTTATTTCTTCTAAAGATAATCTAAAACATCTTTTTAGAACATCTTGTAAAGATGCTAAACTATAAAATATTGCTTTATTGTCATTAATTTTTAATATATACATTTTATTTCCTCCTCTATATCCAATATATTTGTCTTTTTAAATTTGGAATGTTATAGCAAATCCAACAACATCCTTTATTAAAACTGCCTTTTGTATTTAAGAATTTTATTCTTTTTTTAAATATTAATATTGATAATTTATCAACATATTTTTCGTACATCTCTGCTCTAGTTGGTGTTTCTAATGTTGCTAATGGTAATAGTAAACAAAAAGATTTTATTTTTGCCTGTTCAACTAATTCAAATGTTCTTTTAATTATTTCATTTTGTTCACTAAATGGTGGATTACTAATTAATAAATCACAATCTTTAGGTGGCTCTGTTTTAAAAAAATCATTACCTAAATCATCAAAAATATGTGTAGCTTTATATCTAAGTTTTAATTCATCAGCATATAATTTAAAATGTGAATCATAATTATTAAATGGAAACCAAATATTATTAAATGACTCGATTTCAATTAATTTGTAAATGTCTTCAACTACCCATCTAGGAGTAGCTACATGATCTTTGTTTTTTTGTTTATCTATTTCATAAAATATATTTGTTTGTATATTTTCCATAATTAATAATCCTCATACTTTTTACATAACTTTTGGTGATTATTATAAAATTCTGTAGCTGGTTTATTGTAGCAACTATCATATATTTTTAGATCAATACATACTTTTATAAAATAAATAAATGATGCATATGCTGCAATTAAAACAACTATTAGTAATATATCGAAAGTATTCGTTTTATTCATAATAACCACTTCCTAAAATTTTCTTTTAAAAATTGTTACTAAAATATAAAAACACAATACTTTCTTATATCTTTGAATTTTCATTATTGTAAAATCTGGTCCTAATCCAATGTTAGTTAATTTTTTAGTATAATTTATTTCATAATTTTGAGGCTTATTTACATAATTTGTTCTTCCAGAAGCATATGTAACTATATCACCTCGTCTTAAATCACTTAATTCCATATTTCCTCCTATTTTTTGTGTTCCCATGTAAATGGATCAAACACTTCATTAAAATAATCATCTTCCCACATTAAGTTATACATGGGTTTTTGAACTTTTTTATTACAGTAGTCCATTACTGTCTGATACGAAACAAACAAGTCTTTTGCAGCTGTTCTAGCAGATCTCCAATCTCTTATTATTTCATTATCTTTGACTTCAACAACACGTTTTGATTTAGATATGTGTCCTGTTCTTTTACCTAATTCTTCTAAAGATACAATTTCTAAGTTCTTATAATAATTATCAAAATCTAATTTATTTTTGTGATACACTCTATCCTTATTTGTTAATTTTTGTATAAAAGCATTAGCAACAAGCCTAGCACAATTCATATCTTTATCTTTTATTTTTACCAGGAATAAATTTCCTTTTCTAAATGGTTTTAAATAACGATAACCTTTGGCAATCTTTTTCCTAATTCTTCCAAAATTAGAAACTTGATACCTGGAATCATAATCAATATTTTTCCAAACTTCATTTCCAATAATCATTTTTTTCTATACATTATCCAGAAACAGAAACAAACTGTTCCACATATAATAATTGTTTTTAATAATTCTACATTCATATAGACCTCCTAATCCTTTAAGAACGAAAACAAATCATCAGAATCATCATCTTTTTGTTGCGATGGTTTTGGTTTTTGTCTGAAATATCCTTCTGAAAAAACTTTGCCTTGAATTATATCTAACAATCTATCTATTTTCATAATGTCATAATTTGTATTATCCCAACGATCATGTGGGTTTGATGATTCAACTCTTTTATTAGTTCTTATTAATTCTTTTAGTTTTTCTAAATAATTAATAAGATCAGAATACTCGTAAGTATTTAATTCAATTGTTCTCATTTCTTTTTTCTCCCTCTTTTTTTCCTCTTTTTTTTCTTTAACTGACTTATTTCATTTTTCATATGCTTTTGTTGAGAATACATTATTCTTAAATCATTATCATGTGTTTCGTGTTTTTCTCGATATTCATCGTATTCTTTTTTTAAATCATAATATTTACTTTTCCAATAGAGTCCAATATGTTCAATAAAATACTGTATCTTATTCATATTTATCGAATAATTGTAGTTTGAAGTATTCTTTTTCTGTGAAATAAGGAATACCTTTATATAATGATGGAGTGTTCTTAAAACATTTAATTAAAATATCACTTGGTTTAATTTGTTCAATAATTAGTACGTCATGTTGTACACAAAACTCTAATTGGATTTTTCCATATGCTTTTTCAAATAGCTTTGGAGTTGGGAGATTAATTGAATATGATCCATCAAGTTTTCCTTTTTTGGATATTCTTGGGATGATTTCAAATCTTAAATAATCATATGCCTTTGGAAAATATTGCCTTAATGCTATAGATGTCTTGTTATAAAGAATTTCATCTTTAACAATAATATTTTCTTCTTTTAGTTCATTATCTAACATATATCTTCCTTATTGTTTAGAACTGCTTCAAAATGTGAGAATAGAAGTAATATGTTGTTATATTGAACTACTGTTATATCTTGTAAGTATTTAACATTACAGATACTTAATATCGTATTATGTGATACTCTAGCTTTTTCTAATGTATTTAATAATTTGTTCATTTGTTCATAATCTATTTTTTCCAAAATATACACCTCACTTTTATTATTCGAATCTCTGATTTAATTTGTTGTATTGATAATGTGTCATTCCTAAAGATCCATTTCGATTTTTTCCTATTAAGAAAGTAATAGGCACTTTATCTTTTGACATATTTTTTTCTTGATTCTCATCATGCATAAGAATTACTGTTGTTGCTGATTGCTCTAGCTCACCTGTGTCTTTTAATTCTGATATCTTAGGTAATTGTTTATTATCAGCACTTCTGTTTAACTGACTAACTAAAATAATAGTACAATCACAATCTAAAGATATTTGTCTTAATTCTTTAACTATTTCTGTTAGATTCTCATATAGTGAAGAATCTTTTTTAGATTTTATAAGGCCTACATGATCAATAAAAACTATCGTATGACCTTGCTTAGATTCTTTTGTTATCTTTTTTCTGATTGTTGCTACTGTTTGACCTTGCGAATATATTTTTATTTTTTTAGATGCTATAGACTCACAAGCTTTCTTAATAGCATCTTTTTGATAATCAGTTGCTGGATTATCTAAATACTTCATATCTATTTTTGAATTAATTGATACTAATCTTTGATATAGCTGTTTTTCAGCTATTTCCATATTGAAATATAAACAGTTATATCTATCAGATAAATCTTCTAAAAGATTTAAACAAAATCCACTTTTTCCTAAACCTGTCCTAGCTGCAATAATTACTAGATCATGTTCCTGGATATTTGCTGTTTCGGATAACTTATTAAACCTAAAATTAATATTTCTATTCTTGGAATTAATTAACTGAAATATTTCATTACTATTTAGTTTGTTATCTTCAAGTTTTATTGATTGTGATTCTAAATTATGTATTTCTTGTAATAACGTTTCCTTATTAATTTGCTGTGATTTAAATTTGTTAATGGATTTCATCATCTCATTATCAATGTACTTGTCAAATAATAATTCCTGATAATAATCGTAATGATTTTCCTGCAATAATACTTGATCCATTATTTCACTAATCTTTGGTATGATAATGTTTGCTGGATTTTTTGTGTTAAATTCATTAAGATAGTTGGTTGTTATTCCGATCAAATCAATACTTTGAATATCATCATATTGTTTTTTTATTAATTTAAATATGAACTTGTTTTGTTCATTTAGAAAATGATTATCAGATATTACTGTTCTTTTAAAAAGATTTGGTTTTAGTAATAAATGACCTAAAATAGTTTCTTCTACATCATTCATTTATAGTTCTTTATAATAGTTATCAGATAAATCTTTTTCTTTTTTTCTAGGTTTAACTTTATTACTAAATTCTTTTATATATCTTTCAGCATCTTCTAAAGTTTCTACTTTGTTTTGCTTCCAGTTAAATAGAACTCTGTCTATGTATTTAATTGTTTTAGCATTATTTAAAATAGATTCTCTAATAGCTAATTCTATAATTTTAGTATCATAATCCCATTTATTAATAACTTCTATTTCTATAGGACTAAGTACTCTTCCTAAGTTTTTTTCTACTAATTCAAAAATATTACTTTCTTTATTTATTTCTTTATATTCTTCTTCTTTATTATCTTTGACTTTTTTGCATATACCCTCTATGCAAATTTGCATATACCTCTTTTCAATTTCTTTTGTATTTTCTTTATAAACAATCGTTGTTTTTATGTAACCATAATCACTTAGATTTTTTATCAATCTGGAAATTGTAGATATATCTACATCATAGAGTTCAGCAAAGTATTTATTACTAGCACTACATTCACCATGTTTATTGGTTAATGCTGCTATTTCACCATATAATAGTTTAGCTTTATCTTTAAGTCTTGTATCGTATCTGACAGTTGCTGGGATAACTGCATAATAATTAGGTTTGTTTTCCATTGCTACCTCCTATTCAATTGACAAATATGATCTTGTATGTTAAAATATAGACGTCATTTTGACAAAGGGAACTTTTCGTGGTAGTTGAGTTCTCTCTTTTTTTTGGATATTTTACATATCATATTTAGTCTCCTATTTAGTATTTTTAAATATCCAACCTCACCCTAAATTATTTTTCATAATTAAATAAATAATCACAGCATAAATCTAAAATTCCAACACAAACTATAAATGATATAAAACCATACCAAGTCCATGAATAAGTAATTTTTGAAATCCAACTATATACAGATACATAATAAATATCATGTAATATTACTAATGCTGCAATCGAAGCAATAATTAATACTGCTAAATTTTTAAATTTAATTTTTATTCTTTTTTTCATAAATGTCTCCTTAATTTTATTAGTAGTCTTATTCTTCATTTTGATCATCACCCATTTTTTTTAAATGAATATTACTAATATCTTTAGATATTTGTCTTATCATTTTAGCCGCTTTTTCTTTACTGGGTGGATTTACAACTATAACCTTTAAAGATTTACTACTTTTCTTTTCTTTTTTCATAAATCCTCCAAATGTTATTCATAGTTAAAAATTGTATTTGCATCTACACCTAATGCTTTTAAAATACTAAGTGCTTCATCTGCTTCTAATTTTCTTTTTCCATTTAATATCATTGAAAAAGTATTTTCTGGAATATTACTTCTTTTTGCAATCTCATTTTGTTTAATTCCATTATCATCAAGATATTTTTTTATGCGTTCATATATTCTCATTTTTTCACCTCCATCCGACTTCAAGTATCTTGAAGTTAATTCCATTTTATCCATTGTATTTGAAGTTGTCAATGCTTTTTTGAATTTTTCTTCAATTTTCTTGAAGTTTTTACAGTCTATATGATATAATCAAAGCGAGGTGACGTAAAGAATGAGTCTAGGGCTGAATATAAAAAATTCTAGGATTAAAAATAATCTTAGTCAAAAACAATTAGCAGAAAAAATAACCCAACTTGCTAATGAAGAGGGTTTTAAAGATATGAAGTATGGAGATACTGCTATTTCAAATTGGGAAAGAGGAACAAGTAAACCAGATGCAGATACGATTTATCTTCTTTGTAAAATACTAAAAGTAGATGCCAACTATATGCTTGATTGGGAAGAAAAAACAACAGTTTTTGATATTAAGGAGGCATTGCAAAATGTACTAACACATAGTAATTTATTTGAAGATAAAGAACTAACAGAAGAAAACTTGGATAAAATACTAGAATTTATAAAAATGAATAAAGATTTTATTATTAATAAAAAATAAAAAAAGATCTAGAGCGGCTACTCTAGATCCAAAATGAAAAACCCAAAAGACTACTAATCTATAACAAAAATAATGAGACATACACTATAATTGTATATGAGTTTTTCTATACAATTATAGCACATTAAACATAGAAAGGAAAGTGCTATAATGACAGAATTAAATGAAAAGAAAGCAGCAGTTTATATAAGAGTTTCAACAGATGATCAAACTGAGTATTCTCCAGATTCACAAATGAAATTATGTATAGCATATGCAAAGGATAATAATATTGATATACTTCCAGAGCATATATATCGGGAAAATGGTATATCTGGAAGAACAGTTGACAAAAGGCCACAATTTCAAAAAATGATAGCTAATGCCAAGAAAAAGCCAAAACCATTTAATACAATTCTCGTTTATGATTTTTCTAGATTTGCGAGAAATAGAGAAGAGTCTGTAACATATAAAACTCTATTAAGAAAAAAATTAGAAATAGAAATCATATCAATAACTCAACCTATTGATGAAAAGAAAAAAGAATCTGTAATTCTAGAATCTATTTATGAAGCGATGGATGAATATTACTCATTAAATTTATCAGAAAATGTTAAAAGAGGAAAAAAAGAAAAAGCTACACGTGGAGAATTTCAAGGAGTAGCACCATATGGATATAAATATGATAAAAATACACAGCAATTATACATAGATGAAGAAAAAGCCGAAATAGTAAAAATGATATTTAAAAAGTGGATTGAGCCAGATACCACAATTAGAAAGCTATGCAAGTTTATGAATGATACAAACTTTAAAACTACTAGAGGACATAAATGGTGTGATAGAAGTATGAAATTAATATTACAAAATATTACATATACTGGTAAAGTGCGATTTACAGAAGGTGGAATGAAAAGAAATTATGATCATCCTGATATGATAATTAGTCAAGGAAAACATCCACCAATAATTGATGATGAATTATGGAATTTAGCTCAAAAGAAAATGCAAGAACATAAAGACAAGTGGTATAAATATAAAAAAGAATATTCAAAAAACGAGCATTGGCTAAGAGGTATAATAAAATGTTCTGAATGTGGAGCATCATTATCTCATGTAAATGCAATGAAAGGAAGAAGTGGCCATTTTCAATGCTGTGGATATAATAAAGGAAGATGTTTAAGCAGCCATTATATACGTGACTCTGTAATAATTCCTACCATTTTAGAACAACTAAAAAAAGATTATAGCGAAAGACTAGACATTAATATTGGAGAAAATACTGAAAGTATTGAACTAAGTGAAATAAGTTTATTAAAAAAGCAACTTGATAGATTGGAAATAAAAAGGAAAAGAATAAAAGATGCATATATTAATGGGATTGATACAATAAATGAGTATAAAGAAAATAAAACAGAACTTGATAAAGAAGAATCTAATTTAAAAAAAGAACTAGAAAAACTAAACTATAATCAATCAGTCAAGATGAGAAAAGAAAGAACTTATAAAATATGTGAAGAAGCATATAAAATACTATCTGATGATTCTGTTCCACCTAATATAAAAGATACACTAGCTCACAAATTATTTGAAAAAATAGTATATAATAAACAAGAAGAAACAATTGAAATTACTTATAAATAAAAGATTTTTTTATTGTATACCAAATGGACTTAATTCCAATCAATGTCATTTGGTATACATATATAATATAGAAAGAAAAAACACTAAATAAAATAATTTAGTGCTTCTTTTTGCCTTAATAAAATTTCTATACTGCAATCAAGATATGCAAAATATTTTTTACCTCTTTGCCTTATGTGTATAACCTTATAATCAGTATTGAACTTTTTATTAAAATCTTCTATTTCTTGTTCATTTAGTATTCTTGTTTGGTACATTATAATCCCTCCTTTCGGCGATATAATATAACAATAAAAATATAAGTGCAAATGACCATTTTTTAAAATTCAGATACATTTTATACGCAAAATTGTAAAATAATGCGTGATATTTACGTTTTTTGTGCAAGAATGCGTCTAAAAATGCAAATTTGTACTATTTTTATTTTTTTTGCAAAAAGAAAAAACTAGGGAAAAATCCCTAGTTTGTTACTGACCATGTGTTTACTTCTGCTACTATACGATCAACAAAAGAATTACCTTTTAATTTTTTATAAATAGCATATGAAAGCATAATTGATTCTTTTTCATATAATGATATTTTTTTCTCTTCTTTATGTAATAAATAAAACGATAAAATATCGTTTCTAAGTGAGCATTTTGTGGCTTCACGATAATTTTTTATAAATGCTAAAGAGCTTCCTAATATTCCTGATAAAAATATTATTTGTACCCAATACTCTTTAATGAATTGTAATATTGTCATTTTTTTCTCCCCTATTATTTTATTTTTTATTAATTAGATTTTGTATATTCTATTACAACAAAACTATCTTCATTGAATGTTGTTGTATTTCCTTTTAAAATAGTTATTTGAGACGATGATACTTGAACTCCCATTTGATTGTCTGCACTAGAATTAGATACCTTAGGAATAGGATATTGTGTTGTATTGTTATTATATGTATTGATTCCCATACCATAAATATTAATTACAGTGCCTAGATTAGTAATATCGTGATCTACACTAATATTCCCACTATCGACTGCTCCTATAGAAATAACTTTTCTATAAATGATTTTCCCATCAATCCATGTTCCTATTGGTCTTTCATCTGTTGAATAGGTATTAGAAATATCTACACCATTTACTTCCAAACTATTACTATATTTTGGAAAGCAATTGACTCCGACAGAAGATTTGTTTTTGCTATAAAAAACCAAAGGAATTCCTCTTGCAAGTGTCAAATTATATGTCATACTTCCAATTAAATCTTCTATTAAAACTTGAATATCCCATGAATAATCATTATCCAACGTTAAAACAGATGTTATGTTATCACTAAGAATAACATAATTAGAATATGACTGTTCTGATGTCTTTTTATATCTAACTTTTATTGATATCTGGTTTAAACTGTCTAAACTAGAATAATTGGCATCAACTGTAATGTCTGTTTGTGAATAGAAATTATCATGCCTAGCCAGAATTATTATACCATTTGGTATTACCCAATCTAAAATATTAATAGTTACAGAATGAGTAGTAGAAAAACCTCTACTATCAGTCAAAATTACTTCTGCTGTTGTATCACTTGAAAGATTTAACGTTCCTGTTTCAATAGATCCTCCTGTACCTCTAAGTGATCCTTCATACTCAACTCCATCAATAATTGCTTTTAAACTGCTTAAAGATGATCCTTTTTTGGAATCTGTATTAGTAACATATATTTGCAAGTGAGAATTATTTCTAATAATTTTTGTATTATCACCTGTTATTGCTACTGTCGTTGGATTAATATCTTGATATGCATGGTTAAATGTAGGATTTGCATTTACAACATTTGCTTTGTATGCACAAGTTTTGGCAGAACTAATATACGACTTAGATCCATTTACCAATTTGTAGGTCCTAACCTTAATATTATTTTCATAATATTTTTCATTTGGAATTAATTCATAAATATTATCTGCAATTAATGATGTATCAAAGGTAACATTATCTCTTATTCCATCTCCAACCAAATATTCAACATTATTATAAATAAAATATACTTCATGTAAAAAATCGCTTGATTTACGATTCATATGGATTGTAATTTCATCTTCAAGATTAAAATTAGGAGTATTTTGTGGCCATGTGTTAATTGATGGTTGAGATGCTCTTGGAATAGTTGGTAAAAATATTCTATTACCACTACCTGATGTAGAAAACCAAAAGTCAATTCCATGATATTTATTATAAACGTGAGCAGATAAACCAATTTCTGCTGTTCCATCATCATTATGATTTTGCCAAAAACCACCTGATAAAATGGTTTCATTTTCAAAAGTCCAAACACTACCACCTTCATAAGCAGCAGCACCTGTTAATTCAAATTTAAATCCACTTCCTGCACAGGATCCTGAATTTACTACTGATGTCAATCTTGTGTATACAGGTGTTTTATTATTTGAAGTATCCTGACTACCAATATAAGCATCAATATAAAACGTACATTTAAATCCAGATGACAAAGATATCTGATGAGAAGCAACATTCTGCCAGTTACCATTTAATGTTATATTAGCCATTATACATCACTCCCAACTGGAACAAGCCCCATTCCTACGTTATCAATTTGATTGTTAGAGTCATATGTAGTTATTGGAAGATATCTAAATCTGTTTAACATTGTTACTTCTTCTTCTATTACTGACTTTTTCTGATGAAATTCATCTCTATCAACCCAATATATTTTGCTATCATTTCTATCATATCCAGCAAAACCAACTTCATTATTAATTTTTATATATGAATTATCTTGACCATACATTTTAAGGCCATTTTTGTTCAATTCAGCAATTAAATTATTTGCTTCATCATATACTTCTAAAATTCCATTTTGATTTAAAGATGATCCTAATTTTAGTGTCCCACCTTTTATTAAATCTGCTGTTAATCCTATGACATTGATTTTATCCATGTTCAATTTGTTATCAATAGTCCAGGCACTTTTGAAAGGCCCATTTATCCCTGATTGTGAAAATCCTATTCCACCAGAGTTTATCATAAGAACATTGGTAGCTTGCTCTTTAGGTAGAGTATCAACAAATAATAATTTATCTCCTTCAAATATTCCATAACTAGATCCTAATACTGACCATATTTTATTATTTGCTTCTGCTAGTTCATCACTTAAAACAACTTTTAATACATTAGTTGATTCTTCTACCTTATAATCAACTGTTGTAGATATATCATTTCGTAAATTATCTAACTTCTTTTTAAAATTTCCAAATTCTAATTCTATGTATTTTTTTGAAATAACATCATAATCAAAAGATATTAAATGAGTAATTATATTAATATCTAAACGTTCGTCTATTACTTCAACTGTATCTCCGACATCACTTATCTTTTCTAAGTTAGCTTTTAAAGTATAGTTTATTTTTGGTATATAATGATTATTAACATATATTTGAGCTTGATTTCTCAAATCTATAATCAAAGCTTCTTCGTATGCCTCTTCATTTATATTTCCTTCGGAATCTTTATAATCATCTTCATTTACATTTTGTTCAAAAGACACTTTTTTTGTAAAAGGAATTTGATATTGTACTGTTGAAAAAACATATTTTTCTGGTAATAATAAGCCGTCTTTACCAACTGGCATTAGTTTAGTAACAACATCATCCCAATTTTCTGTAGAAGATATATCTTTTAAATTCTTTTTATATCTAATAGTAACACCATTATCTTGGCCTATAGATGATCTGATTTGTACATCATAGTTATTTCTAACTAAATGTCCTCCCCATCTTTCTAAAACCACATTAAAAGCCTCAAACAAAGAACTTCTTACACACCTATAAGAATTAATTCCAGGAACATTAGATAATGTTGTAAATGGACTTAAATCACTTGTTGCATTATTTAAATGATCTAATGCATCATTACAATTTTTGTCAACAACATATGAATCTTCAATTAAATAATTATTAGAATCATAAAAAACATGATTAGCTCTAATTTTGATTTTATGTTTTGATATTTCTGGATTAATAATACGAAAAGCTTGCTCACCTTGAGGAGTAGGACAGACTAATATCTTGTTTGTTACTAAATCTTCTACATATGACAAGTCTGTTTCTATATCTAAATAAAAAGAGCCATTATCCTCTTTGTGAATAATGGCTTTTTTAGGTCTAATTATTTTATCTCCATTGGAAGAAAAAATATGATCAGTCTCTGAAAAAAGCTTAATCATATTATCACTACCTTTCTTTTAATGCTTCCTCTACAGCAGCTCTCCAAATTGGTGGAACTTGCTCAATAGTTCTTTTTCCTTCTTTAATTAATTTAACGTATATCTGTACCATTAAACCATCCCTCCTAATAGTTCTCCTACTACTTCTCCTAAATCATTTAAAGCAGTTATTACCTGTGTTTCAAATGATGGGATTGTATCATCATAAGTAAGCCAACTTAATGGATCTGCTGCAATCATCTCTTCTGTTATTTCTTTAGAATCTACTCTGAACTCATTTTCATTGTAAACAAAAAGGACCTCTTCGGATCCTTCTTCTGTTTCTCTATGTTCTTCTCGAATAAATTCTCTAATAAAAACAACTGCACTTCCATCAGATTGCAGTTGATACAGATATGGTCCCTGTGCTGTTGGGAACTCTGCTATTCTTTGCTTCATTTGATATTACCTCCTTTGCCACTCTTAATGAGCGACTCATTTTTACTTTTTTTCTATATTTATAACTATCGGTATATTTAAAATATCCATAATAAGAAACCACTTTATGAGCTTCTTCTAATGTCATTGTATCTTTTCCTTTAACTTGATTGAAAACCCTATTAGCTGGCTTAAATATTCTTTTTCTAACAGTTGTATAATCAGAATATATTTTATATCCCATCATATCAATCGGCCTACTATCAATGGGAAATAATTGATAATCTAGTTTTAATTTTAAATCAAAGAATTTATTAAGATACTTTTCAAGCTCAATAGCAGCCTTTTTGACGTGTTTTTTATTACTTCCGATAAGAATTACGTCATCCATATAAAACAAAGCATGGTGAACTAAATTATATCGTTTTCCACGTCTATTTACATATAACATTTCAGTAACATAATGATAAGGATATGACATTATATAATTAGCCATATACTGGCAAAAATATGATCCAATACATAATCCTACGTCTCCATATGTATCAATTAATGTATATGCTAAATAAAGTATATCTTTATTTTTGATATCTCTATTTAATAATCTTTTTGCAATCCTGTGATTAACACTAGGATAAAACTGTTTAACATCGCCTTTGAAAAACCATGTACACTTTTTAGGATTAGTCCGAATCCAGGACTCAATAGCTTGCTTTCCAAATAACTGACCTTTGTTTGGAAGACTAGCACATTGATAATGGCCTATTTTAGCATCAAACATCTCTTTTAATGCATTTACTACTACATAATCATAACATTGTTGTTTCATGCTAGCAGAGCCTATTACACGAGTCTTTTTAGATCCTTTATCAATTATAGTATTATAATTAATTTTTCTTAATCTAATAGATCTATTTTTGATTTCTAAATACATTTCATGAGCAATATAATTAACTAATGGATAAAGCCTTTCTTTATTGTTAATTGCATAATTATATAACCGATATCCAATTGTCTTAATATTAGATACTTCTCTAAAATTATGCTGATATTCCCACTTCATTAAATATTCTGCAAGAAAAAAGATGGTTTTCTTTTCTTTCCATCTTGATTTTCTTGTAGGTGATCCACCTAAACAATCAAAAACAGATTTTCTTACAAACTCTTCTGTTAGTTCAAAATTACTTAAATATCTTTTCATATGACACCTCTCAAGATATCAGGGGCTTTCGGACTTTACTACTAACCCCACATTATATCCATTAACATATAACGTCTCTAATCGTTCTCTTGATGTGCTTTGTAGAACTTTCAAGTTGGTGTTTCAATCTTAAATTTTAGCTATGCTAAATGAGATAGATTTACATCTATGTCCTTCTTAGGTACGGCCCTGAAAATTTAACTCATATTAATTATATCTTGAGGTACGAGCGAGGATATTCCAATTACCATTTGATATTCCATTATTCGTATTGAGACAGGACAAGCCAGCATTACCATTATTATTCAGATTGCCGAGCCACAAGCAAAAAACCTCTTTTTCGGGTCCTCATTTAATATTATAGCATACTTTTAATTAATTAGGGGGGAATCCCCTCTTGGCAAGGCCAATTCACCCCCTTACACCATTTGTTGAGAGACGAGCGAGGATAAACCAATCACCACTTGACATTCCAATATACGCATTGAGACAGGACAAGCCAGCATTACCAAGATTATTCAGAAAGCCGAGCCACAAGCATTCCCTTTGACCACTTGCTGCATTATCCACATATAATCCATCTGCAAATCCTGTAGAAGTTCCTGATCCACTTTGACCTGCTTCTGTAGGTACCATTAAACCATTAGTAATATCATAATCGTATCTAGTTATGTAATTCCATGTGTTTAATGTAGTTGGTTGAATTGATAAAGAGGACTTTGTATATGTATCTTTAATAGTTGCAACAGTTCCACTTAGTTTTGTTGCATTATTCATAACATAAACCTCTCTCTTTCCTGTATCATCTACAATATCTAATATTGCATTACCAGCAACTTCATAACCTCCTACAGCTATTTCTATACCATTAAATACCATACCATGCTTTCCGTTAGTATTATTTACTGGTGAACCATATCTACCTCTTACATACTTACTATAACCACTTCTTTCGTGCATTGTAGAAACATATGTAGTTGAAGTAGTGTTAAAGTTAGCATGATCAAGAATTAAAGCTGTATGATCTGTATCTACAGTTTCTTTAGCTATTACTCTAGCACATTTACAAATATTGTGCATATATTTATTAATACGATCGTTATTAGTAGCAGTACCTCTATCACCAACAGAAACACAACTTAATAAATCAATATTAGCTGCTTGTGCATTAGTTAATACAACTCTATGTACATCAGTTTCAGCAGTCGCTACAGCATATTGATAACTGTTTGATGTATTTCCAGCCATAATTGATTGAGTGTTTCTTGTTCCAAACTTTAACCAAAAATCTCTCATAATGAAACCGTATTCAGACATTAAAGCTGCTGAATAATAATTTCCTCTAGTATGGAATATATTAATACAATTAGTATAATTCATATTGTGATCTGCATTCTCATCTCCTGCAGAACTACCAGTTAAATGACACGCTGGATCTAACCCTGCAGCACTTCTTACTTTATTATTTCCATCATATCCTGCAACATATTTTGCAATAATGAAATATGGTTTAAAGTTTCCATTTTTATCTTTTCCTAAATCAATAAGAGTATATCCATCTCTTGGAATCCATGACATAGAGTATTCCATTTTCCCTGAACTATTTATTCCATATTTTTCATATCTTGAAAAATGTACAGTTCCAACATCAGGAGTATAAGTTACTCCATCAATTGTAACATCTTGTATTTCTGAAGGAGTCTCACCATAATTAGACATTCCTTTTAATGCTGTAATGATATCTTCCCCATTAATATTAATGTAATTACAATCAATTGAGTCAAATATTTTAGGATAATTATTTACTTCTGCAACTGAATCAGTTCCAGGAGTGATACTTAATCCTACATTATCATATAATTTAGTACAACTAGAACTATTGTTAGTTGCGAATAAATCCCATTCAACACCATATTCGCCTTCTGTAACTAACATAGCTCTCATCATTGTTAGAAAATCTTTTATTTTAGTTGGATTTGTTCCGTCAAACAAAAATCCATTTATGTTGGCAATGTTATTATTTATTTCTGATAAATCAACTATTCCACTTAACACATCCCATGTCGTTCCATTCCAAGCAACATTATCTCCTGCTTTTATGCCATGTGTACTATCAGCATTTTTAATATCATAAACATCTCCTACTGTTAATCCTGTTGTTGGTAAATTGCTATAATTTTGTACAGATCCTTTGTATTTATACACTGACGATACTTTGGCATCAATTTCACTTTTTGTATATACATCCGATGTATTTGCTTTTGCATTTAATAAAGTATTAGCTTCTGATTTAGAATATGTTTCACTTTTATTTGCTTTACTATTTTTTAAATCACTAATATCCTGTTTAACTCCTGAATCATCATATGGAGTCCCAGAACAAAACACTTTGAATTTGTATCTGTTTTGAAGATCATACATTCTTACTTTAAAATTCCCTGCCATTTATTACTCCCCCTCTTCTTCTGGTCTTGTAATATCCCAATCTATTTTTAATAATCCTTTAAAAGGAGTATACACTTGACTTTCACTGAAAGCGATTTGTAAATCATAATAATAAGTCTTATATTCTAAATCCACTGTATCAGATGGATCTACTGTAACTGAATAAGTTCTTGTTCCATCTTCTGCTGTTGAAACTTTAACAATTCCATCACCTAATGATTTTTGAAAAATATATTCATCATCGTTGGGATCTTTTTTGCATGAAAAGAAAGCAGAAGACAAATCAGCTTCGGCACCTATAACATCAAACTTAAAATCAAGAGTATCTCCTCTATTCATATATATATTATCGTATTCCATTTTATTTCCTCCTCTATATCCATCTTGAATAGTTTTTAATATCTATTTCTGATATTGTTCCAGTCCAAGAAATGGTATTAATTCCTTTTTTTAAATATAAATTTTCATAATTTCCAGTTGCTTTTCGATTCATTAAAACTTTAGTTGATGGATTATAAGCTTCTAATTTATCTGTATCTATCTCTATCGTTTCATTATCTAATGTTAAAACAATCACTTCTTCTTCATTCAAAGATAAATTTATAGTTCCATCACCTGTTATTGTAATAATTGGTTTAGAATAAACATTACCATTGTTTTTAATAGACAATTCATTTTCTGATAAATTATTAAATACCTTCTTTTCTTCAATTGTGGAAAACTTAAAAGGTTGACAATGAAATGTTATTTTTGCTTTCCTAAATTTTAATAGTTCCTCAAAGTCAATTTTATTTAAAAGTGAAAATTTATAATATTTATCTGGCTCGTTAGAAAATGTTATTATTCCATCTTGATTAAAAAAAGTTATTATTTCGTCAAGATCATATAAACCAAATAAACCAATTTCAAGTTCCTTATCATATGCACTATAACCCAGAGTAGTAATAATATCTCCATCTCTGCCATCAATCTCTTCTATCGTTGCTCTTTTACTTGGCTTTGATATATCTGGAAGTTTACTGATATATAATCCTGTTAATTCTAACGAATTTTTATTATTAATTGTTACATAATATCTCATAAAAACCTCCTAACTATATATTTCATCTGTTACTTTTTTAATAACAAATTTACCAACTCGATCTTCATCTAGTTCCACTGTCATTCCAGCTAGTGCCTCTTTAACTGCTTGGGCTAACATATTGTAATTAGATTCATAAGTTACATTTGGATTAATTACTGGATTAATTGAATTTTTAACACTTGTATTTAATCCTTTCATAGCCATATCAACATTAGATAAAACAGAATCAAATGATAAACCATTTGACATTGTGCTAGATAAATCATCAACTGCACTTTGAACTAAATGGGTACTCTTTTTAATTCCAGATGCTAATCCTTCAACAAAGTCTGGCATCCATTCTTCATAATCTCTCAATGGTCCTACATCTGGCCTAGAGAAGTGTAAGAAATTTTTAATCTTATTAGCTATACCTTTTACAGCATCACCAACTTTTCCAATCATACCTTTTATACCATTAACTAATCCCTGAATCATATCTTTACCCCAATTAACCATTTGACCAGGAAGATTTTTAATTCCATTTATTATAGTTGAAACTACATTTCCGATAGTTGATCCTAATGTTCCTAGCATAGATGAAATACCTTTAATTAACGTGGCAATTACTTCTCCACCTCTTTCTAGATATTGAGGTAATGCTTTAATTAAACCATTAATTATAGCCATTGTAATTTTAGGAATCATTGCTACTAATTTAGGAAGAGATACTATTAATCCGTTAATTAAAGCAATCATTATTTCGATTGCAGCATTAATAATTAATGGTAAATTTTCTATTAATACTTCTACTATTGTTTCAATAATTGTTGGTAGCATATCTATCAACATAGGGATTGCATCTACTATACCTTGAATTAAACTGATTAATAATTGGATTCCAGCTTCAATAATCTGTGGAAGATTATCTAATAATGTTTGAACAATAGTCATAATACAATCAATTATCGTTGGAATAAGAGTTGGTATGCTTTCTGCTATTCCTTTAGCAAGTGCTACTATCAAAGTTAATCCTGCTTGAATTATCTTAGGTAGATTAGTAGCTATGAACTCTACAGCTTTATTAATTAACATGGTAATAGTTTGTTGTAAGCCATCAGTATTTTGAGTTAACAAATTTAATAAACTATCAATCATATTAGTGATTGCATCTAACAACTGTGGTATTAACGTAACTAACATTGTTCCTATTTGTGGTACTAGTGTTTCTACTAAAGAAACAATTCCATTTAAAATATTTGGAGCCAATTTAGTTATTGCATCACCTATATTTTTTAAAACATTAGAAATAGATTCTGCAAGTGCTTCTGGACTACCACTGCCATTCAAGAAATTGTCAAATGCTGCTTTCATAGCACTTACTGATCCACTAATTGTTTTTTCTGCTTCTTGAGCAGTTGTACCAGTAACACCTAAATTTTCTTGAATAGCATGAATTGCATTATAAACATCATTAAGATTTGAAATGTCATATTGTACTCCAGTTAATTTTTCTGCATCAGAAAGCAGTCTTTCCATTTCAGATTTTGTTCCACCATATCCTAATTTTAGATTATCTAACATAGTGTAATTTTGCTTAGCAAATCCTTGATATGCATTTTGAATAGACTGCATATCTGTACCAAACTTATTAGCATTATCAGACATATCTTTAAAAGCCATATCTGCTGTTTTAGCTGCTTCTTCTGTATTTCCTCCTACTGATTGTAATAAAGAAGCTGCAAATGATGTAACGCCTTCCATATATTCATTGGCTGATACACCTGCTGTCTTATATGCTTGCTCTGCATTTTGTATTACTGTTTTTGCACTATCACCAAAAAGAGTTTCTACACCTCCAATAGATTGTTCTAATGAGGAATAAGACTTGACTCCTGCTGCAACAATTCCAGCTAATGCACCACCGACAACTGCACTTACTTCGGCCATTTTTTTTGCTACTGTTGCTGCTACATCTCCAACTTTTTTTAATCCTTCCTTTAAACCATCTAAATTTATTCCTGAAGATGTTTTCAATTCTTTATTTAGCTTATTAAGAGCAGATTCGCTTTTGGCTATTTCTACACTTAAAGCTCGATAGTTTTCTTTTTGTTCATCGGTTAGAGAATTATAGTTTCCCATTTGCCTTTGAGCTTCTTTTAAAGTATTCAATCTTTCAGTAGTTGCTGCAATGTTCTTTTTTAAAACATCTTGTTTTTGTGCCAATAATTCAGTATTTTTAGGATCTAATTTTAATGCTTGATTTAAAGATTTTAATTCAGTATTGGTTTTATATACAACACTGTCTACATCTTTCAAAGCATTTTGTAATTTAGTAGTATTACCACCAATTTCAATAGTAATACCTTTAATATTTTTTGATGCCATATAATCCTCCTTCTTTTGAATACTAAAAAAACTACCCTAATGAGTAGTTTTTGTACTACTCAAAAGAGTAGTTCTTTTTATGCAGATGGAGTTTTTTCATAAACAGATTCAAAGAATGCATCATATGCAGTCTTATTAGCAACTGTTGGAGCTAATTCTGTCTTAACTTGTCCATCTGTAGGTCTTGCAGATGCAGTTATATTTAAAGTTTCAGTAACAGGCTCTTTTGACTTTTCTCTAGTTTTAGAAGCTACAGAAGGTCTTGAAGCATTAACATTATAATACCAATACTTTCTATTTTCAGCATCTCCATCAATTTGGAATCCTAAAGCAAAATCATTTACTTTATCATCTTTATTTTCAAATAATGCACCATTTGCATCAGTAGTAAGTCCTAGAATTTTTGTTTTAAATTCATCTGGCACTAATGCAAGTTCCAAAGATCCAGAATAACCATCATTGCCTCTATCTTTAAAATAAGATGTATTATCTGCATGAAAATCAACTTCTTCTCCTGATGGATCCAAAGTTAAAGTTACTGCTCCTGGAATAGCAAATACTGTGTCATATGTAATTTCATTATTTGCACCATAAATAATCTTAGCAATATGAACATTACTAAGACCAAACTTTACTTTATTCATAATTTCCTCCTATATTTCATAATAATTGTGATATATTTTTTCATCACTATCCCATACTTCATCACCAATATCGTATGGAATATTGTTAGAATCTAATAGTTCTTCAAGTTTTTTCTGTAATGCAATATCTTTTTTAATGGTTACCATTTCTATTTCAAAACTATAATCTCTATAATAAGTTTTCCCATCTGCTTTGAAAGTATCTTCTGGAATCTCTCTATAAGCAATAAATGGTGGCTCTATATTCTTATTTGTAGCGAAATGATCATATGCTACAGGTATTTCTAATTGACATAATAAATCGTATATTTTTTTATGCATTTTGTATTACCTCTTCTACCTTTCTCTCATATTCATTAATACAAGTATCTTCTACTGGCTTAATATGCACATTAGGTTTAGTGATTCCACCATTCCTGGTTAAATGTGGCTTTTCCAATAGATGTGTTAATTGATAATCAGTTGCATTGTGAATAATAACATTAACTGATCCAAAACTCTTTTCTGTTTTAGTTCTCCATCCTTTGGCATATTTACCTTTATGGGATGTCTTTTTTTTATTAACTGGTGATGTCTTTTTCAGAGTAGAAGCACCTTTTTTAGCTACTTCTACTGCTGAATCTTCTATTCCTTCCTGAATATCTTTAGAATAATCATCCAGAATAGATACGACATCTAAAATGCTATTATTATTCATTTATACCAATTTGTCTTTCACAAACTAAAACAATATCATTTTTGTTTTTAGGATCAACAGTTCTTATTATTTTATATCTCTTATCATTCCAAAATAATTCTTCCTCATCGTGATAATTTAGTCTTTTTATAACAAATTCCACTGATGGAGAAAGCCCTATTTGAGTAGCATTATAAAATTCATTTGTTCTAACACTTTGCTTTTTTGCATAGCATTTAAAACGTGTTTCAAAATTAGATGATATATTATTACCTATATCATCTAATTCAACACTTCTACGCATTAGATAAATAATTTCAGTGTACTCCATCTTCAACCTCACTGATTTCTGGATTAGAATGATATTCATTATAATGTCTCAATGCATCTTTTTGAGATAAATAACTGTTAGCATACATTTCGCTATTACCTACATCTAAGTTAGATAATACATATGTATTAATTGCTTGACGAACTAAAGGATCTACTTCTTTATCTAAAAAGCTATCGGCTATGCCAACAGCTTTTAAATCTTTTTTCGCTGCTGCGATAAGATTTTTTATTGTATCATCAAACTCATCATGGTTAATACCTTGAGCTTTTTTTATATCTTCTAGCATAGCCTACTCATACCTTCTTTCTAACAATTAAGCAGATGGTAAATTAGCAGTTGTACCTTTTTTGAAGTATCCTGGTTTTGGTTTACCATCATAGATAGCATAAGCACCATAAGTTACTTTTCTACCTTTAACAGTTCTTTCTTTATCAAGTCTTACAGGAGTATTTTCATTTAAGATATAATATCTTGCATTTCCTGCAAGGATATCTTTTTCTTTTAAATATGGATCAACTTCTACATTAAATCCACTTACTTTTGGAAGACCAGCTAAATATGGATAATTTCCATTATTATCTTTGTAAGAAATAATATCTAAATTAACAGCTGATGAAATATATACATTAGCACCAATTTTAGCATCTTCTGATAATGCTCCATATGTATTTAATACACGTGCAATTGAATCATCTCCTGTTTGTACTGGAGTTTCTCCATAGATTGCACCAGTTGGCATATTAGATCCTGTACCATAAATAGTAGCAGTGATTAAAGTTTTAGCCATTTTATTGAATAATTCATCAATGATAAAGTCAATAAATGAATCAACAGCCATTTCCTCTAATTTCCATGTAATAACTACATCTTTAGCTAACTCCCAACCAGTTAATTGAAGGTTTTTATATTCTTGACCTTCGTTCTTAGTTTCAGTTGTTTCAGCATACCAATTAGCATCATCTGCTTCAAATAAGTATGGTAAATCAACATTACCTTGAACAGCTAATTTTCTAATGTCTCTAAAGAATGGTGAAGCCTTTTCCATTAACTCCATTAATTCCATTCTGACACTTGTTGGAATAAATAATCCACCATTATTAATTCCTTGTGTATCTGCATCAGAAGCTACAAATTCTGTTGCAGTTGTAGTAATGGCATCTCCTAAAGCTCTTTTTTCTTCTGCAGTGAATTTATCATCTGATAAACCCATTACTTTTTTAGCCCAAGCAGTACGATACTCTGGACTAGATAAATTATACTTTCTTTCTTCGTTCATATTCTTTTCCTCCATTTTTTTTGCTTTTACTGCTGATTTTTCTTCTACAGCAGAAGCTTTTTTTTCATTTTCATTATGTTCTGAAATTAATTCAGACTCTTCTGTTAGAGCAGTTGCTTCTTGATCTAACGAATCAACTTCTTTTTCTAATTCTTCAACTTTGTTGACATCTTCAACTGTTTCCAATTCAGATCTAATTTCAGTCTTACGTTTATCTATTTCAGCCTTACGTTGCTCTATTTCTTGTAATCTATTCATATAGACCTCCTCATATTTTTTAGTTCTTTTTGGCCTCCTAAATTCCATCTAAAAATACTTCTCCAAGTATTTATTAAAACGACTTAGTTAGTCTCCACCAACAAAAAAGGAACTCTCCAGTTCCTTTCCCATAATCGTATTAACCTAATTTTGACATTAGTCTTTCTTTTGCCTTTTTTAAGGCTTCTTTAGCTTCATATTCTTTTCTAAGTTCAGCTCTTCTCTTTAAGAAATCATCAGATATATTTCTAGCAACAGATACATCAGTTCCATTATAAAATGGTTGATCTACTACAGATACATCAAATAATTTACCAATTTTGGTAATTGTTCTTGTATCTGACTCATAATCATACTCATCTTCTTCTACAGTGAAACCAAAACTTTGCTTATCAATCAATTGTGTTTTAATTGCATTAAATATATTTCTATGATCTGATATATCTTCTTGTAAAAATGCATCAATACTTAAACCAGTCCCATCTGTATCAAGTTTTAATGATTTATTTCTTGTTCTTGCCAATATAATAAAACTATCATTATGATTATATCTCAAAACAACATCTGACATATCAGCTTCATCAAAAGCAGTTGGAGCAATAACTTCTGTATATCCATAATATGTTTCTGGACTATTAAAAACTACTGCATATCCTTTTATTTCCATTTTATTGTCTTCTGCTTCTGATGCTCTTAATTGAATATCTAGTTTTCTAATTTCCTTCTCCTTCATTTTCTTCATCTCCCTCCTCATTTTCATCATTAGAATCATCAATATTATTATTTTGCTGATGATTCTGATCAATTAATATCTTTTGGCCTTCTCCATCTGGAAGAGGAGCCATATTAAACACTTCTCTTAACTCGTCAACATAAAAGATATTACCTCCATATCTTAATATTTCAATTTTTGTCTTATTAGAAGCATATTGTAATCTATTACTCTCAAATATTATTTCATGACCATAATTCTTTTCTGTTGGAGTGAAAATCTTGTCAGTAAATTCTAATGACATTTGAATACCAATTGGCTCTAATACAGACTCATAAAAAGCATTCCATTCATCTTCATTGTATTTTGATTGAATAATGTTTTCATTTAAACCAAAATAAGAAAGTATCTTATTATCAATACTTTTTGCTTGTTCTGCTGTCGCTACTGTCGGCTTTAACTCAACAGGATCGAAAGTTGTTGTTGCATCTAATCCACCAATACCAGTAGTATTATCTGCATCCATAAAATCTTTAACAAATTGGTCTCTCATCTTTTTTACATCTTCTGGTTTTAAAATTGACTTAGTTGATTTTAAAATACCTCTAATGCTTTGAGTAGTTTTTATTGCGTTTATGATACCTTCATCTAATACGTGTTTAAATGAAAGTACTTTTACCAATGGTCTTTGACTACCTCCGACCAGTCCATCTAAATCATTGAATCTAGTTAAATGAATACAATCTGAATAAGGCACAAATCTTTCTTTTTTTCTTCCAAATTTGAATTTAACCCATATTTTACCTTGATATTCATAAAATTTACCTTCACTAAAATCTAATGGATATAATCCTGTTAGTTTATAGTTTTCATCTCGTTGAACATATATAATAGAATCGTTATAAAAAAACAAATTTGAAACAACTTGATAATAGAATTTATATGCATTTTGTAATTCATTTGGCTTTTTAGCAACATAATTTGAAATTTTATCCTGTTCTCTTCTTTTCTTTCCAGCAAAATCACTTAAATGTACAGGATGCATTTTTGCTGCATTTCTAGCAATCGTATCAACACAAGTTATTACATCTGGATCATTTACAAAATCTCCGTTGTATCTTGTAAAAACTGCTTTTCTACCATCAATAATCTCTATTTCTGTTGAAGTAGAAGGTTGCTTTGTATTAGAATTATTACCAAATATATTCTTAAAAATACTTCTCCATTCCATATTAAACCTCCTCATTAATATAATTTAAAAATTCTTGTTGCTTATTTACATACAGCACATAAGCATCCATTAAACTTGCAGCACCATCAATTCTTTGACGTGCTTTTTCTTTTGATAACATAATATTTTCGTTATCATCAACTTTTACAACAACATTTGATAAATTCCATTTTAGAATCGGATTATTGTTGTAATTTATTTTTTTATCCATTAAATCTGCTTTCATTTGTTTTAATGGAGCAGATTCTGTTTTATATCCTTGTCTTATTTCTACCATATCAAAACCATTTTCTATCATTTCATCACACCAAAATTGTGCATTCCACGAATCATATCCTACCCACAATGGTCTTAAATCAAATTCTTGAACTTGCTCCAAAAACCATAGTGTTACATCATGATAGTCGATTTTTGATGTTCCTGATAATCTTACTAATCCTGCTGCTAACCATTTATCATATGGAATTTTATCTTCAATTACTTTTTTTTCTAGTAAATTAGTAGGAATCCAATACATTTGCTTAACTCTTATTTCGCCTTTTACTACTCCAAGTATTGTTGCAGAAGTTAAGTCAGTTGTACTGGATAAATCACATCCTCCAATACAATAACTATCTTTCCATTCTTTATATACTTTTTCATTATTAAGATCATCAAAAGTTAGCCATGAATTTAAAGAATTTTGTCTAACATTAAAATCCTTACATAGTAAATTAACTAATTCTATTGGATTGTTTTTTGCCCTTTGAACTTTTTCTCTTAGATTTTTTATTGATTTTATTCTTCCTAAAGATGGGTTTGCTTTAAACCAACATTCTTCATCAGTCCACTCATTTTCGTTATCCAATTCATAAATAACAGGCAATAGTGTTTCATCTTCAATTGTTCCATCTATTACCTGGGAATCATAATCGTATTCTATGTCAAATACATTTTCTCTTACAGTTCCCATAGTAGATGTTTCTAAATATATTGGTTGAGTTCTTGCTCCCATTGAATCATAGGTAACATCTAATAAATTCTTATCTTTCCATGCATGGACCTCATCAGCTATTACCAAATGAGCATTTAATCCATCCAATGAATTAGAATCACTTGATAAAGCTCTAAAACTAGAATCATTATCATCATAATAAATTCCACCGATTAGACATCTTATTCTTTTGGCTAATGCTGGACTCTTTTTAACCATTTTTTTTGATTCTTCCCAAACAATTTTTGCTTGTTCTTTCTTTGTCGCAACAGAATAAATTTCTGCTCCACCTTCTCCATCTTTTGTAAGCATATATAATGCAATACCTGAATCTAAAACAGATTTACCATTTTTTCTAGCTACGAATAATACAGCTTTTTTGTACTTTCTCAATCCTGTATCTTTATCTACAAATCCAAACAAGGCTTGTAAAAATGCTTTTTGAAATAGTTCTAGTTTCAAAGGTTTACCATTCCAAATACCTTTTGATTGGCGACAATACTTTTCAATAAAATGAATACATCTTAGACTTTTTCTTTCATCAAAAATATAAGTATGGGTTTCATTTTCACCTGTTGCCTTATTAAAAAAAGAAACCGTTTTTGGTTTCTTTAAATCCATGACTAGCCTTTGATAAATTGTCTTGACTTTCTTACAGACTTTATTAGGGTTTTTCTCAATCCACTTGTAATATTCTTCTATATATGTCATAGATCATCATTGTCAAAGTCATCAATATTACCTGATCCAGAATCTGGTAATAAGTCATTTACTTGTTTGACTGTGGATTGATAATTTTTAACCAAAGAATTATACTGCACTAAAGCTGGATTAGCTCTTTCAACAAAGTATTTACCTTGATCCATTAGAGTGACTACACCTTTACTTTTAATCTCTTTTTGAAGTTTATTAATTGTTGTTTTCATAAACTCTAATTCTTTGACTAAAGATAATCCTAGCATTCCCTTATCGTCATCCATTTTATTGAAAGTAGTTTTTAATTTTTTAAAATTAACTGGCTTGATTTTATCCATTTTATCCTCCTTTCAGCAAAGATGGGGGGATATGCACGATTATGAGCAATTTTTGAAGGCTCTGGCCTCGGTTTCTCATATGGCACTGTGCTATCTTATATAGCCCCCCTTATCTTAAAATTAAATTACCTTGCTCATCGAAAGTATATTCACTTCTAGTAACTTGATCTTGATGATGTTCAAGTTCATGACATTCTTTGCAAATTCCTTCTAAATTATTTTCATTTAAAGCAATAGCATCATCATAAACGTTCTCATTATCTAAGTATATTTTATGATGAACTATCCCAGTTCTTCTTTTTTCTTTAGGTAGATAATCACTTAATCCATTTACATACACTGGCTTATGACATCTATTGCATAATAGATGTTGTTTAATCCATATATTATTCTTTACTTGCTTCCATGCTTTGGAATTGTAAAAGCTTTTTCTTACACCATAGCTCATTATTTAACTGCTTTTTCTACTTTTTTTGTAGGCTTTGTTGCTTGTTCTTTCTTCTCTTCTTTAACAACTCCAAGCTCTTCTATTAAGTTAAGTTCTAATAACTTATCTGCACGTTCTCTAGTTATGACTCTCTCATAATTAGGATCTTCTGGATTAGCTCTAATAATAGTATCTAACTCTAAATCAAAGTAATCTCTTATACATCTAACTTTAACTTTCATATTCTTTTCCTCCTTCCAAGTGCTTTTCCCTGGAGCTAATATCTTGCTCCAATCATCTTCTGGTGGAACGTATTTAAAAGGAGATGCTTTCCTCTCAAACATCTCCTTTACTATTTCATCTACGTTATTCATATCCCAATCACATTCTAATCTCATATTATCATTAATAGGTAATTCCTTACATATGGTTAATGGAGTAGTTACACATGGTACTCCATATGACCATGCTTCATTAATTGTATAACAGTATGTTTCCATATCATTAGATAATTGAATAACATAATCAGCCATTGATATGTATGGTCTTACATCGACTCTAGGAGTCATTAGTGTAACATTTTTTGATTTAATTGCGAAATTAACTGGATTAGAAAATATTAAAAACAGATAATGTCTACCTGTTTTTTCACAATACTTATCTAATGAATCAATTAATTGTAGTGTCCTTTTTCCACCTTTAACCTCATCATCCAATCTTCCAGCACTAACTAATATTAGTACTTTTTCTTTTGGCTCAATTGTCAATGGATTATAACACTTTTTTGTTTTAATATCCATTCCTAGTTTCTTACCATATTCATCTAATTTAGATGCAGCAAAATTAGATACTCCAATAAAATCATCTAATCTTCTATCGGTAATCGGTGGCCTATAACCTATTTCTTCATAATTAGCATGAGAAACAAATGTATTTTTCTTTGAAATAACATCATCCATCATATCAATATTAAAATTATAAAAGGCTTTTTCACATTCCACCACTTCTCCTGGAATATGCTTTTTACATCTTACATATTTTCTTAATCTTGCTAATTGATCAATGTTTGCTTCATCATAGAAAACTGTAATATCCCAATCTTCATATTTTTTAGCTATTTCATAAAGAAATTGTTCTGTTCCACCTATTCTACTAATTTTTTTAAAATAAAATATGTTTTGCATACTAACACTCCTATCAGAAATATTTGTCAATATCTTCTTGAGTTGCTTCCCTAGTATCAGATTCATTATTATCGACACTGCTAATTAAAACATTTAATAAAGAGACAAAAGTCATATCTTTCATCTCTTCTATCGTAATTCCTAATCTTTTTGCTAAAGCGACAACTTCAAATTCATCTATTGGTTTTTCATTATTTGCTTTGTGGGGAAGTTCTTTTATTTCCCCCTGATATGGGTGCTTGTGCAAGATCAACAACATCACTAATCCAGTCTGTATCTTCAAATAAATTAGTTATGGATTTTAAGA